AACCTACTATATTCAAACTTCTGGATCCTACGCTAATGCTTCTGCTTATGTAAGAGTTAAAGCTGTTAACTTCCAGACTCCAAACTACTTCGATAACAACGGAACTGCTAAGGCTCAATTTACCGGATCTATTCCAACTGCTTGTTCAGGTGCTTTTGGTGCAGCTATAGGAACCCCTTTTAACAATGCAAGACAAGCTTTCTTTTACGAAAATGCTGGTTTGACTTTAAATGCAGATTCTCAAGGTGTTACAGGAAGTGATTACACTACCATGTTAAACTTACTTGCTAATCCTGACGAATATAGCTACAACGTAGTTTCAATGCCAGGTTTAAACAGAATAAGTGCTGCAACTCAAATTTCTACAATAGTATCAAATGCACAGAACAGGGGAGACAATATCGCAGTAGTTGATATGGTTCCTTACGGAACTGCTTTAAACACAGTAACCGGCCAAGCATTAGGAATGGATACATCTTACGGTGCAACTTATTGGCCTTGGGTACAAGCAGCAGATCCTACTACAGGTAATGCAGTATGGGTACCGGCTTCTACTTTAATCCCTGCAGTTTATGCATTCAATGATAACTCAACTGAAGCTTGGTTTGCACCTGCTGGATTTAACAGAGGTGGATTATCTACAGTAGTAAGAGCAGAAAGAAAATTAACTCAAGGAGACAGAGATACTTTATACGAAGGTAATGTTAACCCAATTGCTACTTTCCCTAACCAAGGTGTTGTAGTATTCGGACAAAAAACATTACAGAAAAAAGCTTCTGCTTTGGATCGGGTAAACGTTAGAAGATTGTTGATTACAGTTAAAGATTATATTTCTCAAATTGCTGACAACTTGGTATTCGAACAGAACACTATCGCAACCAGAAACAGCTTCTTAGCTCAAGTTAATCCTTATTTGACTTCGGTACAGCAAAGACAAGGTCTTTATGCTTTCAAAGTAATCATGGACGACTCTAATAACACTGCTGACGTAATCGACAGAAACCAATTAGTAGGTCAGATTTACTTACAGCCTACCAAGACTGCTGAATTCATCTACTTAGACTTTAATTTAACGCCAACAGGAGCTACATTCCCAGGTTAATAACTATTTATAACTGATAAACATAAAACAACATGGCAGTATTAAATCCAAATGAAATCTTCTTCACCGCCTTTGAACCCAAAGTAGCGAATAGATTTATAATGTATGTGGATGGTATTCCTTCATACTTCATCAAAGGTGTAACCGGAATTGAAGTAACTGCTGAGGAAATCAAATTAAACCACATTAACGTATACAGAAAAGTAAAAGGCAGAAATGCATGGTCAGATATTTCAATGACTTTGTACGATCCAATTACTCCTTCTGGTGCTCAAGCAACAATGGAGTGGGTACGTCTTCACCACGAATCAGTAACAGGTAGAGATGGTTACAGTGACTTCTACAAGAAGGATTTAACTATTGACATCTTAGGTCCTGTCGGTGATATCGTTTCAGAATGGATTATCAAAGGAGCATTCATTAAGTCTGCCAAGTTTGCCGATCTTAACTGGGATACTGATGCTGAAGCACAGAACATCACTCTAAACATCGGAATGGATTATTGCATACTCAACTTTTAAAGTAAAAATAACCTTAAAGAAAGAGCCCTCCTATTCATTAGAGAGGGCTTTTTTATTGTTAAACTTTTCAAAATACCAGATTTATATATATTTATAAGAGAATAGTTATAACAAAAAGTATATGTCAGAATTCAGCATGCCCACCGAAATAGTAGAACTACCCTCTAAGGGTCTTCTCTATCCAGAATCAAACCCTTTATCTTCAGGTAAAATTGAGATGAAGTACATGACTGCAAAAGAAGAGGATATCTTAACCAACCAATCTTACATTGAGAATGGAACAGTTATAGATAAGCTTTTAAAGTCCTTGATCGTTTCTAAAATAAACTACGATGATTTAGTTGTTGGAGACAAAAATGCAGTATTAGTTGCAGCCAGAGTTTTAGGTTATGGAGCAGATTATAGCTTTACCTACAGCGGAAAGACTTACAGTGTAGATTTATCAAAGATCGAAAATAAATTTTTCGATGAGAGTTTAATTACCCCGGGAGTAAATGAGTTTAAGTTTACTTTACCGAGCACAGGTACAAACATAACTTTCAAGATCCTAACACATAAAGACGAAGATGCAATCAAAAGAGAGCTTGACGGATATAAGAAGATTAGTAAAGATGCAAGTCCTGAGCTTTCTACCCGTTTGAAGTACATGATTGTATCAATAGAGGGAAATACTGAAGCTAAGACTATCAGAGAGTTTGTAGACACTAGATTACTTGCAAGAGACTCTAGAGCACTAAGAACTTACATTTCTCAAGTTCAACCAGACACAGATTTAAATTTTTATCCTGAAGACAGTAACGCAACGGTAGCTATACCGGTGGGGATCTCTTTTTTTTGGCCTGACGCCTGAGACTATTAGTCAGGCAAGGATGAATTTGTTTTCCGAGATACATGAAATAGTGTTTCACGGCCAGGGAGGGTATGACTATAATACAATCTATAATATGCCATTATGGCTAAGAAAGTTTACTTTCAGTAGAATTCAAGAATATTACGATAAACAAAACGAGCAGACAAAAGCTGCAAGCAAGAAAGGTAACAGTACATCCTTAATGGACTCTTCAGGAAATGTAAATAAGATGGAAGCTTTTAAAATGAATCCGGGGAAAGTAGAGTATAAGTAAAACTTGGAGTCTCAAATATTTATAACATATAAACGATGACTCCCGAAGAAATAAGACTGTTACAGGAAGAAAATAGACTTCTAAGAGAAGGAAGAGCTCTACAGCAGGAGAGTTATGATATTTCTGTACGTGTTGTTGAGTCATTAAAAGAAGTTTTAGGGATTAGAACAAGGCAGACTACCTTTGATCAGAACTTATTAAATACTAATAAGAAAATAGCGGATGCTATTTTAAACCAAAAGACAGGGTTATCTTCAGTTAAAGATATTACAAATCAGATTAAAAAGAATAAAGAGTTAATTCTTAAAGCTGATCTACAGAATAAAGCAATACTCTCTACTTTAACAAGAGATGAGAGAACCAAATTAAAAATAACAGAGAAATCTTTACAGAGTGTCGAAAAATTAGCTGCTAAAGAAGCTAAGATGTTACAATCTGCTGCAGAAGGTAAAAAGATTAGTGCAGCCAAACTAGCAAGATTACAAACTCAAATTGCCGCAGAAGAAGTTATTCTAAGTACAAATGTTGAATCACTAAGCACTCAAGCAAGACAGTTACTTTATTCAAAAACAAATACCAACGAACTTAAAAAACAACTTACACTCCGAGAAAAAGAACTAGTTATTCAAGAAAAGCTAGATGAAAGCTTAGGAGCAGCCGGTAAACTAACAGAGTTTCTTGGAAAAATACCAGGCGTAGGAAATGCAGCAAGAGAAGCTTTAGCTAAAGTTACAAAGACTTTACAAGAAGCTAAAGAAAATGGACAAGGAACCTTCTCAAAGGTAGATTCTCTTAGACTGTTAGGAAATGAATTATTCACCAGTCTTAAAAAAGGTTTAACCGATCCTCTAGTCTTAGGTCTTGCAGTTGCTGGTACTCTAGTAAAGAAAATGTTCGACCTAAACAACCAATTGGTTGAAACAGGGAGAGCATTAGGGTACGCTAAAACTCAAATGACCGGTTTAACTACCGAACTTAACGTTGCAGCAATAGCGTCCGGAGAGTTTTTAGCAACCAACGTTGATTTACTTAAAACAATACAGCAAGCTACCGATCAGTTAGGAGTACAAGGAGATATTTTAGGTTCTAAAAACGTTGTTGGTGCAACAGTTTTAAGAGACCAGTTAGGATTGTCAGCAGAAGAAGCAATAAACTTAGCAGCTAATTCATCCATAGCAGGTCAGAATGTACAGGTTATTGCCGACCAAGCTTACAATGCAGTCGATGCTTTTAACCTACAGAACAAAACAGCGTTAAACGCTCGTAACATTCTACGAGAGACTGCTAACGTATCCAAGGATCTAGGTGCAAGATTTGCATTTAATACATCTGAGATAGCAAAAGCAGTAACAGAGGCTAAGAACCTTGGATTAACTTTAGGGGAAATAAGCGGAGTTGCTAATAATTTATTACAATTTGAATCTTCAATAACAGCAGAACTTGAAGCTGAATTACTAACAGGTAAAGATTTAACTTTAGAAAAAGCAAGGCAGCTTGCTTTAAATAATGATTTAGGAGGGCTTGCTAAGGAATTAGAAGCACAGAGTGTTTCAACATTGGAGTATTCTAAAATGAATAGATTTCAACAAGAAGCCATAGCTAAAGCAGTTGGAATGACTAGCGAACAGTTAGGAAAGTCTTTATACCAGCAGGAATTAAATAACCTAAGTGCCGAACAGTTCAAAGCTATTTATGGAGAACAGAATTATGAGGCTGCAAAACAAGTATCTATTCAACAGAGACTTGAAAAAGCAATCACAAAGGTAGCTGATGCATTGACTCCGGTATTAGAATTAATTGCATCTGCAGCAAGCAACGCTGGTTTACTTTACGGAGTTATTGGATTGATTGGAGCTGTTTCTTTGGCTAGAACTATTGGAAGTTTGGTAATTATGGCAAGCACTTTAGCAAGCGGTGCAGTAGGAGCAGCAGGACTGGCTTCAGCATTAACGCTTGGAATAACTGCAGTTGCTATCGTAGGTGGAATTGCCGCAATTACGAGTGCACTATCATCTGCAAACAATTCAGCACAATCAGTACAGGACGGTACTGTAGGACCAGGAAAAGGACCTTTCACAATCACAGATAAGTTTGGAGCAACAGCAATTACAGATGCTAGAGACGGAATCGCAGTATCACCAAATATAAAAAGAACTGCAGAAGGTGATAAAAACGCATCACCAACCATTAGAAGAGCTTCCGAAGAACCTAAGACCCCTACAATAGATTTTCTACCAATGATTTCAGAATTAAAAGCAGTTAAAGATGTTTTAGGTCAAATATTATCAAAAGAAGGAACTCTTAAAATCGACAGCAGTAAAGCAGGTACAGCATTTAATATGGGACGCTCTAAAACGCAATAAGCAAATATTTATAATAAATTAACAAACAATGGGACTATTAATAAAATTACAGACTCAAGGCTCTGATTTAACTACTTTGGACGGTAAAACCCCTGCATCATACAGTGGTGTTAGTAACTATCCGCAGGATTTAGCTAAGTCACAGTTAGATTTAGATGGATTAACACCAGTGTCTTACGATCAGTTAACTAAATACCCGGAAGGTCTAGCTAAGTCTCAATTAGATTTAGATGGTAAAGATCCTGTAGCTTATGATCAACTCACCGACTACCCTGCCGGTTTAGCAAAATCACAATTAGATCTAGACGGAAAAACTCCTACAGGTTATAACCAGCAGACAAACTACGTAGCCGGTCTAGCTAAATCACAATTAGACTTTGACGGTAATAAACCAACAATACCCGGAAAATATCCATATTTAGATAACTTACCTAAGTAATGGGGTTAATCGACCTAAAAACTGATCTAAAGAGTTTAAAATACTCTAAGGACAGGATAGGTGGAGGATCAAGCAATCAACCGTTTGTCCGAAAGTCTATACCTGATGGGTTTAATGCGGTCGGAAATACAGGGGGATTAGATGTTTTAACCCGAGGCGGTTCTTTAATTTTTCAAAGTATTGCAGATGATGCTTCTAGATTAACTAAGTTATTATTAACAGCAAATACTTTCCAAGGACCTGCTTTTACAATAAAGCAGAATGTACTATCAAGGCAAAACGTCCAGACTCAAGCTAGTCCCAAGGGTCTAAACCAAGGTGCTTATTTACCAACTAGTACAATTGCTCAAGCAATAGTTAATGGTGGAGGATTACATTTTAATACATTTGGTAAAAATCCTATTCCGGATAGTATAGGGAGTTTGAGAACGTATACAGACGTTGTTACTTCAAGACAGCCTGAAGTTAGTAATAGACTAGTAAAGTTTGCAAATAGTTTTGTTGATGATAGGAAAATATCAAACGTACTATACAGCTACCCAGGTGGACCTGGTTCTATTTTAGGAGTTGGCCAAACCAGAATTACTATCCCAGGTGAACAAAGAACAGGGATTAATAACAATAAAGCTGATTATAAGTATTTAGAAAGATATGTTATACTAAAAGATGCTACTTTATTAACAGGAGCTTCAAATAAAGCATTTCAATCTCGAATTATAAATCAAGTAGAGTATGGGTACAGTGAAAACAAAACACAGGAAATTATAGGTCTTAATACAGCAAAAGATACATTCTCAGCAATTTACGGAGTTAACTACGTACAAGAATTACCTACAGCTGATTCAATTCGTATATACCAAGCAACAGATGGAACCGGTACTAAAAATGCAGTTGATTTAACTACTAATTCAATTTACGCAACACTAAGTAACCTAACCGGTTCTTTATACATTCCAGTAACAGGTAGTGCTAGTAACTCAGGGAAAGTACCAGATGCTTTTAGGAGAGAATCACAACCGACAGTTACAGCAGATAAAGATAATGTTGATAATTTACAAAACTTAACAGCATTTACTTACGATCAAGATCAATTACAGCAAAGCGTTTCTTACAGACAAACTGGTCAAATTAGAGATTTTAGGAAAGAGCTAAGAAACATAAACAATGCAGACGCAAAAGCAGTAGGTGCTAACGTATTAGCTCCTTCTTATACAGAAGAAAATATTGAAAAAAGAGTTCACTTAGGAAATCCTGGACTAAAAGGTGATGTAAGTGATTACAGTAAAGGCAAAAGACAGTACACAGTCGGGAATACAGAAGGTGCACGGCTAGGAGCAGTTGATACAATAAACGCTCTACCTTTATACCAATCTGACAATGTTTCAGGAGATAAAGATAAAGACGTAAACGACCTAGTCAAATTCAGAATTGCCGTAATGGATTCAAATGGAATAAATGAAAATAATAAACAGATAAGAACATTTATTCACTTTAGAGCATTTTTAAATAACATAAGCGATAACTATACTGCAGATTGGCAACCTCACAAATATGTAGGTAGAGGGGAAAATTTTTATACTTATAGTGGCTTTGATAGAAAAGTTTCATTATCTTGGACAGTATATGCTCAATCAAAAGAAGAGCTTATTCCAATGTATAAAAAACTTAACTACTTAGCTTCTTCATTAGCACCGGATTACAACAACGGTTTTATGAGAGGGGTGTTAGTAGAGTTGACTATCGGAGGGTACTTCTTTAACCAACCCGGATTCATTACAGGACTAACTTACGACCTATCAGAAGAATCAACCTGGGAAATAGGAATTAACGATAATGGCTTTACAGATCCACGAAATAGGGGGGATGATTTTGTAAAAGAGTTACCGCATATGATCAAAGTATCGAGCTTTAACTTTACACCGATTCATAAGTTTACTCCACAAGTTCAAAAAATCGATGGAAAATTTGAAACTCCTACCAATTTAGGGAACGGACCTCAGAGATATATTGCTTTAGATAGCGGGTACGATAATAACTATCAGAGTTAATGGATAGATATCAAAACATACCACAAACAAAATATAATGGAAAGCGAGCCTATAGGACTTCTCGTTATCCGGAAATACCTTTGAACGAAAATGATATTTACGTTATTACAACTATTGGAGATCGTTTTGATTTATTAGCACAGCAGTATTACGGTGACAGTTCATTATGGTGGGTTATTTCAACTGCAAATCAAGAACTAAAGCAAAACTCGTTAGTACCACCTCTTGGAGGTCAAATTAGAATACCTTACAATCCAATTGAGGTCGTTAATCAATTTAATATAATAAACTCGTGATATGGGGAACATTACAGGAGAAGGTTTTAAACCACATGTTGCCGATCAGATAAAACAAAGGCAGAAACAACTTGGAGACACTTCAAGATCTACCTCCCAGTTACTACAGCAAAATGCAAATTCAGCTTGGATAAAGCTTACATCGGCCATTGTAATTAAGTATCCTGACAAATTTAGATATAAAGATCCTGATATAGCTAAAAGATATAGCTTGTTCGGAGGTACTTTAAAAGATGGTACTGTGCTAGGTGGGTTGGATTCATATACTGCTTTTGGTTATGAACAAGGTCCAAGGCCAGCACCGGGCATTGTTTTTTTTGAAACTAAAAATAGAAACAGAGGTTCTATAAGAGAATCTACCATTAACATAAAAGCTTACAGTAGAGAGCAGTTTGAACTGCTAGATATACTTTACCTAAGACTTGGATATTCAGTATTTATAGAATTTGGAAATAGCTTATACTACGACAACGAAGGTAACTACACAGCATTTAAAGATTCAGACACATTAACATCTAAATTTTTAGATAATACATACACAGGTGATCAAGCTAAGCTACTCATTGATATCGAACAAAAGAAGATAAATACATCTGCTAACTACGATGCAATCTTTGGTAGGATAAGTAATTTTACTTGGAGCTTCCTTCCAGACGGATCCTATGATATTACAGTAGTTATAATGAGTTACGGAGATGTTATTGAATCTCTAAAAATGAACGTTATGCCAGAGGATAGTCCCAGCGGTATACTAACTCAAGAACAGAAAAAACAGGAAGCACAAGCTAAGGCAGATCAACAAGCAAAACTTGCAGATGCTAAGACAGATTATGAAGTTATTGATATCTTAAAAAATATCAGCGTTTTAGGTCGATTATTTTATGATATTAGGCAAGATTTAATTAAAACAACAACAAACGGTACTTTCAGATGTAGATCTTTAGCTACTGCTAATCCTTTCAGGTTTAAAGGAGGTGTTTATAAAAAATACGATGCAATAAAAATTTTTAATGCAGAAAGTAATGAAATTTACTTTTACATTAGATTCGGTGCATTGCTACAGTATATGTGGGATACAAATATGATCTATGTAAATCTTAATGCACAGAACCCACTCATTACTTTAGATAACGACCCTGAGACTAATCTCATATACAAAACACCATATACGGTTTCTGCTAACCCGCAAATCTGTGTTGTTAGAACCCCAGTAGAACTATTAAATGCAGCCGGAGGAGAAATATTCCCTCAAATCCCAGATGAAGGAATTTTTCAAGACCCAACACATAAAGATGCAGGAAGATTAATGAACGTGTATGTTAATATGGCATACGTACTAAAAGAAATAAACGGATTAAAAGACAATAATAACAAAGTACCTATTTTTGATTTATTAAAATCAATTTGTAACGGTATACAAAGTTCATTAGGAGCACAAAATAAATTAGAGCCTACAATCGATGCCGAAGAGGGAAGATTTTATATTGTTGAGGAAGTAGTTATTCCTTCCCGGCAACCCAAACCGTCTACAAGCGGAATAATTAAACTTTACGGATTAAATCCAGACAAAGAAGGCTCTTTTGTTAGAGACTTTGGAATTAAGACTGAAATTACAAATGAATTAGCTTCAACTATTACGATTGGAGCACAAGCTAATGGGTACATAAAAGGTGAAGATGCTACTGCTTTTTCTAAATGGAATAGAGGATTGGATGATAGAATACTACCAATTAAAACCAACAAAGGGGAAACTCAAGCCGACAGAGATGCAAAAGCAGCTAAACAAGCTCAATTAGGACAAGCATATTTAAGTATACAACAAGAATATCTAAACTATATTCAAGGATTGGTTGATTATACATGGGACGAAGAAAAAGTATCTGAGTTTAGCAGTATTTTAACTAACATGATTACTTTTGCTCAATCAGCGACTGCAGTTAATACTGATACAGCTACCGGAATATTAGGGTTCTTACCAATCAACCTGAATATGACCATTGACGGAATATCAGGAATAAAGATTTACCAGCAGTTTGCAGTAGATAGTAGCTTCCTTCCATACAATTACGGTTCAACTTTACAGTTTTTAATAAGAGGAATTGCACATAGAATTCAAGACAACCAATGGACAACCAGTATTGACACAGTAGTAGTGCCAAACTCAGTAGTTGTCCTAAGTAGCTCACAAGATTTTGGAGGAGTAAAAGCTTCTGCAGGACCAACAGGAACATCAGGGCCTGCTGCAGCACCGACCGGCGTAGTTGTTTATCCTTCGAATACTCCCGGACCGGTAAGACTAAAATTGAGAAGATTAAAAGAAGTCACGACTCCTGGGTCACAGACTATTGGACAAACATTAGGAACACTAGAGTTATTTGACAATGCTGGTAAAAAACTAAAAGACTTCACCACTGTAGAGCTGCTATGGAAAGGTAATAATTCAAGCATAAGCTGTATTCCACCAGGGAGATACCCTTTTACAAAATCAAAAGCAAACAACAATCCGGGATTAGGATCTGTATTCAGACTTGGTGATGTTCCTTACCGAGGAGGTATCCTTATTCACGCAGGATCATCATACAAGGATAGTAACGGATGTATTCTACCTGGGATTGTAGCTCAGGGAGATAAGACAGGGGATAAAGTCCCTGATAATAAATCAACTAAAGATGCAATGAGAGAACTGCTTGATGCAATATACCCGGCCGGTGCACCGAACAATACTTATATTATTGAAGTTTATGGAATAAAGGATAAAAAGTATATCGAAGAAAGAACAGGAGCTGAGTATGCAAACCCATCTAGCTTACCTGCTTCAGATCCAGGAACAGCATCAAGAAGTACTTACATACAGTATGCAAGACTGCTAAATGATGTGCTGCTATTAAAAGATGGTTTTGATAACTTGAGACCTCTATTAAAAGCTACTAAAGGTACTCTTAATGATAACGAAGCAGAAGCAGTAGCTAGAATGAGAGGGTTAATAAACGAAAATATAACCCCAGCTGTTTGGAAGAACAAATTAGATTTAAGTAAATTAACCCCATACCACAAGAAGCTATTCAGGGAACAATTTACTGCTTTGATGAATGCAATAGTGAGTAAAGTAGGAGCAAAGTCTTTTCCGTTTAAATTCCCATCAACCACTGATCAAACAAAGTACGGTAAAGACAGAATAATAATGAATGTAGACTACTAAGACTATGGCATACTTACCCAAACATTACGTCAAAACAGGATTAACTGCCAATCCCGGGGAGTATATTGATAGAGCTACGGGTGAACCTTACTCTGGTCCTTATTATGAGATTGCAACAGGGCAGTATTTTGCAGGAGTAGGTCCGCAAGATCCAAACGCAAGAGAGATTCTACCTTTTGGAGATAACGAAACAAATGCTGGTACTCAATACCAACAGGTTGGAGTTGCTTTTAACTTAGATGTTCCGAATATAAGACCAGGCGGAAGCTCATACGATATCCAGAATCAACCAACAGTTAATTATCAGTTATTTCAACAGCAGGTAGTTAATGAGTATACAGCTATTAAAAAATTCACAGCTCAAGACTATCAAGTACGGTTTTTACCTTACGGAATAACTCCTATTCCTGATGAGAATGATTATAAGATTGGAGAATATGAAAGATACTTTTGTAAGAAAGCAAATGAGAATCTTTACCTTGAGTTAGATAAGCAGCAGTTTGATAGCCTGGCATCTGGAGATCCTAAGTTCTTTTGGGAGCAATATGTTCCTTTCTCATTACCTTGGTTACTAGCCGGGCAGGAATCTCAAGTATATCAAACAAACCAAAGCATTGTTCGGAAGAGAGTTGTAAACTTACAGCTTTTTGGTTTTGATCAATTCTTAAAAGAGGATTACCTTAAGTTCTATAAGAAGTAGGATTCTACATTCAAATCCCGTATCTTTAGTTAAAGGTTATGTTTTGGCTAGCAGAGACTCAAGAGCAGTTTGATAAAGTACAGTTTGAATTAGGACCGGAAATCTTTGTACTTCCGATTCAAAGGCATCCGGAAATGCATCCAAGCATTTATGCTCCGTTATGTTTATACCTTAGAGACGTTACCCAGCCGAAAGGCTTCTTAGTTAACTACTCTCATCCGGAAGCATTACAGTTTGATCCTTTGCAGGTTAAAGAATACCTAAGAACTTTTAAGAAAATCTATACTCCGGATAAAAAAGCATTAAGCCACACTTACTTTGGTACAAATACTTACGATCTGAATTTGTTTGAGCATAAAGAAGTAAAAAAGCAGACTCATGCTCATAGTTATTTCTCTCAAAGATACCATACAGAGGAGGATCTTAATTTAATAATTCCGATAGTAAAGCATTTTGAGCAGTGTGAGATTATATTCGATGAATATCTTCCAGTGATTAAAAAATATATCCCTAATGAGTATCATGATGATTTATCTAATGTATTCTGGTTTATAGAAAGAAACGGCTTAAAGGTTAATAGTGCCTTTGAAAGATACTTTGACTTGAAGAGACCCTTTCTATCCCGCTATAACTCTTATACATTCACTCAATACAACCTCAATACTACTACCGGCCGACCTTCCAACACGTTTAACAGCTTAAACTTTGCTGCTTTACCTAAGGAAAACGGTTCTAGATCGGTTTTTATACCAAGAAACGACTTTTTATTAGAGATTGACTTGACTGCTTATCATCCTACGTTGATTGGACAGATGGTTGGTTATGATTCACCGACCGGAGATATTTATGAAGATTTTGCAGCTAAGTACGGAATGGACCGAACTGAAGCAAAAGGATTAGTATTTAAGCAGCTATACGGGCATATCTTCGATCAGTACAAAGACTTTGAATTCTTTAAATTAACTCAAAAGCTTATCGAACAGATCTGGAGTACGTTTATGAAGACAGGTAAATACACTGTTGAGCAGACAGGAAAAGTATTTAAACAAAGCGATTTACCCAATATGAACCCACAGAAACTGTTTAATTACGTTATTCAGCATTGGGAAACTTACAGCAATGTTGCAATCCTTAAAGAAATCATCTATATTATTAATAATAAGGAGACAAAATTAGTACTTTA